GTTCCTTAGTAGGATTATATGCAAGTTTAATTGCATTTTGGATTGCTCCTCTTGCAGTTCCTGCTGGTGAGAACCAAGGGAACTGATTGATATCAGTTCTGGCACAAAGTCCAGCAATATCACCATTTAGAGGAATGTATCTAAATGCACCTGCGAATCTATCAAACATATACTTATATCCACTATCGAATACGGCATATGATGAAGAAGTCATAGGTTCATAGTATTCGATGACATTATCTGTAATGTCAGCATCACTCAATACTTGTACTGCATCTTGATCAGCACTATCAGAAATCATTGCTCCTCTATAAGGAGAAATAAATGCGACTGCATCCTTTCTCAATTCTGCAACTGAAATCAATTTAGTTGCAAGTGCTCTTGCAGCATACTCATCACCTTTAGCAGATCCCATTAGAAGGAAATCTACATCAACAGCAGTATCATTTTCGAAGAGTGTGTAACCTCCTACTAAATCATCTAATCCAGAATCAAGTGCACCAGTGTCTGTTAAGTTTCCTTTATGAGAATAGTTTGTACCATTTGCTATTGTCTGGTTATAAGCACCAATAGAATCGAAAATAATACCTTCGGCATCTTGATCCCAACCACCATCAGCAAATTTGGTATAATTAGTACCTGTAAATCCACTAGTTGTAACACCTGAAGGTGAACTGGTTCCGTAGATATACTCTGAATTAGTTTGTAGATACTGTCTCCAGTAAGAAGGTGAACCTACCGAGAATGTTGCATCCTTTGCCTTAGAAAGATTTAAATGCTTTTCAAGGACTGTTCCTGCATTACCACTAATTGTTCCTTTTGCATCAATTACGACAATATGCATTTCATCGAATCTTCCACCTCTAGCGGCAGTATATTCTGATGTTGTTGGTCGCTCCGATAGAACATTCCACTTAATTGTATTTGTGGTTGTTATACCACCAACAGTTGCAGTAGATATTTCAAGTTCCTGATTATCAAACCAATCTTTTGCTGCAGTTACTGATGGAGTTGCGGTATTTACACCAGCATTGGTTACAATAGAAAGATTCCCTGTGGTTCCAAACTTATAAGTACTGTTATAATCTTTTACAGTTTCTGTTCCTGCTGCAGATACATGAGAGATGACTTTAACCTCTACATCAGTTGTACCCTTCTTGGTGATAATTCCTTTGAAGTATCCATCAAGAGTTTCAGTTTTTCCTGCACCCGTTGTTCCTGTTTTCGAAACAACTGTACCAGAAGGAACTGCCTGAGTAACACCATATCCAACTTCAACATTAGTCAAAGCATTTAGTGTTAGATTTTGGTCTGCATAACCATCTAGAATTCCAATCCTGATTCCATTAGACCAAGTTCCAGGATTTCTTGCAACTATCGTTGCTCCACTATAAGTGTTAATATCATATCCTAATTCTTCATAATGCTCTACACTCTTAATTTTTACACTAGCAGCAGCACCAACAGTTCCATTATAGAGACCTTGATCATCTGCTCTAACAACATTTAATTGTCCACCATATGCCAAATATGATGATGCGGTCAACCAAGTCTCATATTGCTTATCTACGTCATATGGTTGTCCAAATGTATTAAGTAATTCATTTTCGTTGGCAATCAATGTTGGTTCTCCAACTGGACCTTGTGCAAAAGGCCCTACTATTCCACCTATTTTATCGGTAGTAGGATCGACTCTTCCTATGGTTAAGTCTACTTCCCTTACCAAAATTCCAGGAGATGCTAAATTTAAAGGCATCTTGTTTTTCCCTCGCAGTCCAAATTTATCTAGAAATATTTATTAAATTATCTTTTTTACATGTAATTTTTCATCACATGTAGTCCCACATGTACGATCTATCTCCATATTCATCTGTATGCCATCTATCCCCATCTTCATCAACAAAACTATCCATGTCTTCAAATCCATCAGATATAAATCCAAAAGGTGCCATATCCTGTTCTATTTGATTTTTTTGTTCTTCATAAATTCTTTTTCTGATATCATTATCTGACATCTCTTTAAAATAATCCTGTGCAACTAACCAAGCAAATATAACAAG